TTGTTGGAAATATTTTTGAAAATGAGATGCTATTGGAGGTTATGAGATGACGTTCACCTTATCAGATGAACAATATAAAAATCTTTGTACTAACTCTAACAAGTTATTAGATAAACTTCACAAAGCATTAAAAGATCGTGAAGAGTACAAGAAGCAACGTGATGAGCTTATTGGAGATATAGCTAAGTTAAGAGAGTGCAACAAAGATCTGGAGAAGAAAGCGAGCGCATGGGATAGGTATTGCAAGAGTGTTGAAAAAGATTTAATAAACGAATTCGGCAACGATGATGAAAGAGTTAAATTTGGAATGAAATTAAACAATAAAATTTTTATGGAGGATGACACTAATGAATAACCGCGAACAAATTGAACAGTCAGTTATAAGTGCTAGTGCGTATAACGGTAATGACACAGAGGGATTGCTAAAAGAGATTGAGGACGTGTATAAGAAAGCACAAGCGTTTGATGAAATACTTGAGGGTTTACCTAATGCTATGCAAGATGCACTCAAAGAAGATATTGGTCTTGATGAAGCAGTAGGGATTATGACGGGGCAAGTGGTCTATAAATATGAGGAGGAGCAGGAAAATGACTAACACATTAACAATTGATCAGTTACAAGAGTTATTACAAATACAAAAGGACTTTGACGATAGAATACCAACACTAAATTTACGAGATAGCAAGATTGCGTATGTGGTTGAATTCTTTGAATGGTTTAACACATTGGAAACGTTCAAGAATTGGAAGAAGAAACTAGGTAAACCGTTAGACGTACAGCTAGACGAGTTAGCAGACATGTTAGCGTTTGGATTGAGTATTGCTAATCAACAAGCAGATAACATGGAAGAAATTTTGGGTTATTTAGATGACGGAGATTTTAACGACTATATAGAACGAGTTGAAATCGATTTTAACGATAGTGATGTAGTAGATGAATTTATGTCAACTATAGATGAAATGTATGAAAGTCCATATAGTAGCAACTTATTTTTACCGTTTGCATTAGCGAACAACTACTACACTATCGATCAACTCATTGACGCATACAAAAAGAAAATGAAAAGGAACCACGAAAGACAAGATGGAACAGCAGACGCAGGAAAAGGATACGTGTAAAGACATCTTAGATCGAGTCAAGGAGGTTTTGGGGAAGTGACACAATACTTAGTCACAACATTCAAAGATTCAACAGGACGCAAGCATACACACATAACTAAAGCTAATAGCAATCAAAGGTTTACAGTTGTTGAGGCAGAGAGTAAAGAAGAAGCGAAAGAGAAGTACGAGAAACAAGTTAAAAGGGATGCAATTATTAAAGTGAGTCAGTTATTTGAAAATATAAGGAAGTGTGGGAAATGATTAAGCAAATACTAAGATTATTATTCTTACTAGCAATGTACGAGTTAGGTAAGTATGTAACTGAGCAAGTATATATTATGATGACGGCTAATGATGATGTAGAGGCGCCGAGTGATTACGTCTTTCGAGCGGAGGTAAGTGAGTGATGTGGATTACTATGACTATTGTATTTGCTATATTGCTATTAGTTTGTATCAGTATTAATAGTGATCATGCAAGAGAGATACAAGCACTCAGATATATGAATGATTATCTACTTGATGAAGTAGTTAAAACTAAAGGATACAACGGGTTAGAAGAATACAGGATTGAATTGAAGCGAATAAATAACGATATTAAAAAGTAATTTATATTATCGGAGGTATTGCATTGAATGATAAAGATTGAGAAACACGATATCAAAAAGCTTGAAGAATACATTCAGCACATCGATAACTATCGAAGAGAGTTGAAGATGCGAGAATATGAATTACTTGAAAGTCATGAACCAGATAATGCGGGAGCTGGCAAAAGTAATTTGCCGGGTAATCCGATTGAACGATGTGCAATAAAGAAGTTTAGTGATAACAGGTACAATACATTAAGAAATATAGTTAACGGTGTAGATAGATTGATAGATGAAAGTGATGAGGATACGCTTGAGTTATTAAGGTTTAGATATTGGGATTGTCCTATTGGTTGTTATGAATGGGAAGATATAGCACATTACTTTGGTACAAGTAAGACAAGTATATTACGTAGAAGGAATGCACTGATCGATAAGTTAGCAAAGTATATTGGTTATGTGTAACGGACTTTTACCCTATGTAAGTCCGCATTAAAACAGTTTATTATGTTAGTATCAGATTAATATTTAAGGTTATTAAATGCTAATACGACGCATGAACAAGAGGCGCATTACTATGTGATGTGTCTTTTTATTTATGAGGTATGAACATGTTCAAACTAATTGTAAATACATTACTACACATCAAGTATAGATGCGTCTTGATACTACTTAAGTTATATAAGGTGAAACATTATGATGACTAAAGACGAACGTATACGATTCTATAAGTCTAAAGAATGGCAAACAACAAGAAAAAGAGTGCTAGAAAGAGATAATTATGAATGTCAACAATGTAAGCGAGACGGCAAGTTAACGACATATGACAAAAGCAAGCGTAAGTCGTTGGATGTAGATCATATATTATCGCTAGAACATCATCCGGAGTTTGCTCATGACTTAAACAATTTAGAAACACTGTGTATTAAATGTCACAACAAAAAAGAAAAGAGATTTATAAAAAAAGAAAATAAATGGAAAGACGAAAAATGGTAAATACCCCCAGGTCAAAAAAATCAAAAGCGATCAAAATACTTGGGGAACGGTTAGGGAGTAAACTTCGCGATAATTTTAAAAATCCATGTATAACCCCCCCTCTTATAACCATTTTAAGGCAGGTGATGAAATGGAGATTATAGTCGATGAAAATTTAGTGCTTAAAGAAAAAGAAAGGCTACAAGTATTATATAAAGACATACCTAGCAATAAATTAAAAGTAGTTGATGGTTTAATTATTCAAGCAGCAAGGCTACGTGTAATGCTTGATTACATGTGGGAAGACATAAAAGAAAAAGGTGATTATGATTTATTTACTCAATCTGAAAAGGCGCCACCATATGAAAGGGAAAGACCAGTAGCCAAACTATTTAATGCTAGAGATGCTGCATATCAAAAAATAATCAAACAATTATCGGATTTATTGCCCGAAGAGAAAGAAGACACAGAAACGCCATCTGATGATTACCTATGATTAGTAATAAATACGTTGATGAATATATAAATTTGTGGAAACAAGGAAAGATAATTTTAAATAAAGAAAGAATTGATCTCTTTAATTATCTACAAAAACATATATATTCACGAGATGATGTATATTTTGATGAACAGAAAATCGAGGATTGTATCAAATTTATTGAAAAATGGTATTTTCCAACATTACCATTTCAAAGGTTTATCATAGCTAATATATTTCTTATAGATAAAAATACAGATGAAGCTTTCTTTACAGAATTTGCTATTTTCATGGGACGTGGAGGCGGGAAAAACGGTCTAATAAGTGCTATTAGTGATTTTCTTTCTACGCCCTTACACGGAGTTAAAGAATATCACATCTCCATTGTTGCTAATAGTGAAGATCAAGCAAAAACATCGTTTGATGAAATCAGAACCGTTTTAATGGATAACAAACGAAATAAGACGGGTAAAACGCCAAAAGCTCCTTATGAAGTTAGTAAAGCAAAAATAATAAACCGTGCAACTAAATCGGTTATTCGATATAACACATCAAACACAAAAACCAAAGACGGTGGACGTGAGGGGTGTGTTATTTTTGATGAAATTCATTATTTCTTTGGTCCTGAAATGGTAAACGTCAAACGTGGTGGATTAGGTAAAAAGAAAAATAGAAGAACGTTTTATATAAGTACTGATGGTTTTGTTAGAGAGGGTTATATCGATGCAATGAAGCACAAAATTGCAAGTGTATTAAGTGGCAAGGTTAAAAATAGTAGATTGTTTGCTTTTTATTGTAAGTTAGACGATCCAAAAGAAGTTGATGACAGACAGACGTGGGAAAAGGCGAACCCAATGTTACATAAACCGTTATCAGAATACGCTAAAACACTGCTAAGCACGATTGAAGAAGAATATAACGATTTACCATTCAACCGTTCAAATAAGCCCGAATTCATGACTAAGCGAATGAATTTGCCTGAAGTTGACCTTGAAAAAGTAATAGCACCATGGAAAGAAATACTAGCGACTAATAGAGAGATACCAAATTTAGATAATCAAATGTGTATTGGTGGTTTAGACTTTGCAAACATTCGAGATTTTGCAAGTGTAGGGCTATTATTCCGAAAAAACGATGATTACATTTGGTTAGGACATTCGTTTGTAAGACAAGGGTTTTTGGATGATGTCAAATTAGAACCTCCTATTAAAGAATGGGAAAAAATGGGATTATTGACCATTGTCGATGATGATGTCATTGAAATTGAATATATAGTTGATTGGTTTTTAAAGGCTAGAGAAAAATATGGGCTTGAAAAAGTCATAGCTGATAATTATAGAACTGATATTGTAAGACGTGCGTTTGAGGATGCTGGCATAAAACTTGAAGTACTTAGAAATCCAAAAGCAATACATGGATTACTTGCACCACGTATCGATACAATGTTTGCGAAACATAACGTAATATATGGAGACAATCCTTTGATGCGTTGGTTTACTAATAATGTTGCTGTAAAAATCAAGCCGGATGGAAATAAAGAGTATATCAAAAAAGATGAAGTCAGACGTAAAACGGATGGATTTATGGCATTTGTTCATGCGTTATATAGAGCGGATGATATAGTAGACAAAGACATGTCTAAAGCACTTGATGCATTAATGAGTATAGATTTCTAATAGAGGAGGTGAGACATGAGTATTCTAGAAAAGATATTTAAAACTAGGAAAGATATATCATATATGCTTGATTTAGATATGATAGAAGATTTATCACAACAAGCGTATGTGAAACGTTTAGCGATTGATAGTTGTATTGAATTTGTTGCGCGAGCTGTCGCTCAAAGTCATTTTAAAGTATTGGAAGGTAATAGAATTCAAAAGAATGATGTTTACTACAAGTTAAATATAAAACCAAATACTGACTTATCAAGCGATAGTTTTTGGCAACAAGTTATATATAAACTAATTTACGATAACGAGGTTTTAATCGTAGTAAGTGACAGCAAAGAATTACTTATCGCAGATAGCTTTTACAGAGAAGAGTATGCTTTGTATGATGATATATTCAAAGATGTAACGGTTAAAGATTATACTTATCAACGTACTTTCACAATGCAAGAGGTCATATATTTAAAGTACAACAACAATAAAGTGACACACTTTGTAGAAAGTCTATTCGAAGATTACGGGAAAATATTCGGAAGAATGATAGGTGCACAATTAAAAAACTATCAAATAAGAGGGATTTTGAAATCTGCCTCTAGCGCATATGACGAAAAGAATATAGAAAAATTACAAGCGTTCACAAATAAATTATTCAATACTTTTAATAAAAACCAACTAGCAATCGCGCCTTTGATAGAAGGTTTTGATTATGAGGAATTATCTAATGGTGGTAAGAATAGTAACATGCCTTTTTCTGAATTGAGTGAGCTAATGAGAGATGCAATAAAAAATGTTGCGTTGATGATTGGTATACCCCCAGGTTTGATTTACGGAGAAACAGCTGATTTGGAAAAAAACACGCTTGTATTTGAGAAGTTCTGTTTAACACCTTTATTAAAAAAGATTCAGAACGAATTAAACGCGAAACTCATAACTCAAAGCATGTATTTGAAAGATACAAGAATAGAAATTGTCGGTGTGAATAAAAAAGACCCACTTCAATATGCTGAAGCAATTGACAAACTTGTAAGTTCTGGTTCATTTACAAGGAATGAGGTGCGGATTATGTTAGGTGAAGAACCGTCTGACAATCCTGAATTAGACGAATATCTAGTGACGAAGAACTACGAAAAAGCAAACGAAAATGGTAGTACATTGAAAGGTGGTGATGAAGATGAAAGTGGAGATTAAAGGCGTCATCGTTTCCAACGAAGATAAATGGGTTTACGAAATGCTTGGTATGGATTCGACTTGTCCTAAAGATGTTTTAACACAACTAGAATTTAGTGATGAAGATGTTGATATTATAATTAACTCAAATGGTGGTAACCTAGTAGCTGGTAGTGAAATATATACACATTTAAGAGCTCATAAAGGCAAAGTGAATGTTCGTATCACAGCAATAGCAGCAAGTGCGGCATCGCTTATCGCAATGGCTGGTGACCACATCGAAATGAGTCCGGTTGCTAGAATGATGATTCACAATCCTTCAAGTATTGCGCAAGGAGAAGCGAAAGATCTAAATCATGCTGCAGAAACATTAGAACATGTTGGTCAAATAATGGCTGAGGCATATGCGGTTAGAGCTGGTAAAAACAAACAAGAACTTATAGAAATGATGGCTAAGGAAACATGGCTAAATGCTGATGAAGCCATTGAACAAGGTTTTGCGGATAGTAAAATGTTTGAAAACGACAATATGCAAATTGTAGCAAGCGATACACAAGTGTTATCGAAAGATGTATTAAATCGTGTAACAGCTTTGGTAAGTAAAACGCCAGAGGTTAACATTGATATTGACGCAATAGCAAATAAAGTAATTGAAAAAATAAATATGAAAGAAAAGGAATCAGAAATTGATGTTGCAGATAGTAAATTATCAGCAAATGGATTTTCAAGATTCCTTTTTTAATACAAAAATAGGAGGTCATAAAATGACTATAAATTTATCGGAAACATTCGCAAATGCGAAAAACGAATTTATTAATGCAGTAAACAACGGTGAACCGCAAGAAAGACAAAATGAATTGTACGGTGACATGATTAACCAACTATTTGAAGAAACTAAATTACAAGCAAAAGCAGAAGCTGAAAGAGTTTCTAGTTTACCTAAATCAGCACAAACTTTGAGTGCAAACCAAAGAAATTTCTTTATGGATATCAATAAGAGTGTTGGATATAAAGAAGAAAAACTTTTACCAGAAGAAACAATTGATAGAATCTTCGAAGATTTAACAACGAATCATCCATTATTAGCTGACTTAGGTATTAAAAATGCTGGTTTGCGTTTGAAGTTCTTAAAATCCGAAACTTCTGGCGTGGCTGTTTGGGGTAAAATCTATGGTGAAATTAAAGGTCAATTAGATGCTGCGTTCAGTGAAGAAACAGCAATTCAAAATAAATTGACAGCGTTTGTTGTTTTACCAAAAGATTTAAATGATTTTGGTCCTGCGTGGATTGAAAAATTTGTTCGTGTTCAAATCGAAGAAGCATTTGCAGTGGCGCTTGAAACTGCGTTCTTAAAAGGTACTGGTAAAGACCAACCGATTGGCTTAAACCGTCAAGTACAAAAAGGTGTATCGGTAACTGATGGTGCTTATCCAGAGAAAGAAGAACAAGGTACGCTTACATTTGCTAATCCGCGCGCTACGGTTAATGAATTGACGCAAGTGTTTAAATACCACTCAACTAACGAGAAAGGTAAATCAGTAGCGGTTAAAGGTAATGTAACAATGGTTGTTAATCCGTCCGATGCTTTTGAGGTTCAAGCACAGTATACACATTTAAATGCAAATGGCGTATATGTTACTGCTTTACCATTTAATTTGAATGTTATTGAGTCTACAGTTCAAGAAGCAGGTAAGGTTTTAACGTACGTTAAAGGTCTATATGATGGTTATTTAGCTGGTGGTATTAATGTTCAGAAATTTAAAGAAACACTTGCGTTAGATGATATGGATTTATACACTGCAAAACAATTTGCTTACGGCAAAGCGAAAGATAATAAAGTTGCTGCTGTTTGGAAATTAGATTTAAAAGGACATAAGCCAGCTTTAGAAGGTACCGAAGAAACACTATAAAATTTTATGAGGTGATAAAATGGTGAAATTTAAAGTTGTTAGAGCTTTTAAAGACATAGAGCACAATCAACACAAGTACAAAGTAGGGGAGTTGTATCCAGCTGAAGGGTATAACAATCCTCGTGTTGAATTGTTGACAAATCAAATCAAAAATAAGTACGACAAAGTTTATATCGTACCTTTAGATAAGCTGACAAAACAAGAATTATTAGAACTATGCGAATCATTACAAAAAAAAGCGTCTAGTTCAATGGTTAAAAGTGAAATCGTCGACTTATTGAATGGTGAAGACAATGACGATTGATGATTTGCTTGTCAAATTTAAATCACTTGAAAAGATTGACCATAATTCAGAGGATGAGTACTTAAAGCAGTTGTTAAAAATGTCGTACGAGCGTATAAAAAATCAGTGCGGAGTTTTTGAATTAGAGAATTTAATAGGTCAAGAATTGATACTTATACGCGCTAGATATGCTTATCAAGATTTATTAGAACACTTCAACGACAATTACAGACCTGAAATAATAGATTTTTCGTTATCTCTAATGGAGGTATCAGAAGATGAAGAAAGTGTTTAAGAAACCTAGAATTACAACTAAACGTTTAAATACGCGTGTTCATTTTTATAAGTATACTGAAAATAATGGTCCAGAAGCTGGAGAAAAAGAAGAAAAATTATTATATAGCTGTTGGGCGAGTATTGATGGTGTCTGGTTACGTGAATTAGAACAAGCTATCTCAAACGGAACGCAAAATGACATTAAATTGTATATTCGTGATCCGCAAGGTGATTATTTACCCAGTGAAGAACATTATCTTGAAATTGAATCAAGATATTTCAAAAATCGTTTGAATATAAAGCGAGTATCACCAGATTTGGATAATAAAGACTTTATTATGATTCGTGGAGGATATAGTTCATGAGTGTGAAAGTGACAGGTGATAAAGCATTAGAAAGAGAATTAGAAAAACATTTTGGCATAAAAGAGATGGTAAAAGTTCAAGATAAGGCGTTAATAGCTGGTGCTAAGGTAATTGTTGAAGAAATAAAAAAACAACTCAAACCTTCAGAAGACTCAGGAGCGCTGATTAGTGAGATTGGTCGTACTGAACCTGAATGGATAAAGGGGAAACGTACTGTTACAATTAGGTGGCGCGGGCCTTTTGAACGATTTAGAATAGTACATTTAATTGAAAATGGTCATGTTGAGAAAAAGTCAGGAAAATTTGTAAAACCTAAAGCTATGGGTGGGATTAATAGAGCAATAAGACAAGGTCAAAATAAGTATTTTGAAACGTTAAAAAGGGAGTTGAAAAAATTGTGATTGATATTTTGTACAAAGTTCATGAAGTGATTAGTCAAGACAGAATTATTAGAGAGCACGTAAATATCAATAATATTAAGTTCAATAAATACCCTAATGTAAAAGATACTGATGTACCTTTTATTGTTATTGACGATATCGACGACCCAATACCTACAACTTATACTGACGGAGATGAGTGTGCATATAGTTATATTGTCCAAATAGATGTTTTTGTTAAGTACAATGATGAATATAATGCGAGAATCATAAGAAATAAGATATCTAATCGCATTCAAAAGTTATTATGGTCTGAACTAAAAATGGGAAATGTTTCAAATGGAAAACCGGAATATATAGAAGAATTTAAAACATATAGAAGCTCTCGCGTTTACGAGGGCATTTTTTATAAGGAGGAAAATTAAATGGCAATAAAACATGCAAGTGCGCCAAAGGCGTATTTTAACATTACTGGTTTAGGTTTCGCTAAATTAACGAAAGAAGGCGCGGAATTAAAATATAGTGATATTACAAAAACAAGAGGATTACAAAAAATTGGTGTTGAAACTGGTGGAGAACTAAAAACAGCTTATGCTGATGGCGGTCCAATTGAATCAGGGAATACAGACGGAGAAGGTAAAATTTCATTACAAATGCATGCGTTCCCTAAAGAGATTCGCAAAATTGTTTTTAATGAAGATTATGATGAAGATGGCGTTTACGAAGAGAAACAAGGTAAACAAAACAATTACGTAGCTGTATGGTTCAGACAAGAGCGTAGAGACGGTACATTTAGAACAGTTTTATTACCTAAAGTTATGTTTACAAATCCTAAAATTGATGGTGAAACAGCTGAGAAAGACTGGGACTTCTCAAGTGAAGAAGTAGAAGGTGAGGCACTTTTCCCTTTAATTGATAATAAAAAGTCTGTACGTAAATATATCTTTGACTCAGCTAACATGACAAATCATGGTGGCGACGGTGAAAAAGGCGAAGAGGCTTTCTTAAAGAAAATTTTAGGCGAAGAATATACTGGAAACGTGACAGAGGATACGGAAACTTTGTAACGAAACCGGCTTCATCGGAAACTGCGGTAAAGTCGGTTAGTATACCAGATAGCATTAAAACACTTAAAGTTGGCAACACATACGATTTAAATGTTGTAGTAGAACCATCTAATCAAAGGAAGCTAGTAAAATACACAACAGATCAAACTAATGTTGTATCAATAAATAGTGATGGTCAAGTCACTGCAGAAGCGCAAGGCATTGCCACGGTTAAAGCAACTGTTGGTAATATGAGTGACACTATAACAATAAATGTAGAAGCATAAGAGGGGGGCAACCCCTCTATTTTATTTGAAAATAAGGAGAGTATTATAAAATGGCAAAATTAAAACGTAACATTATTCAATTAGTAGAAGACCCAAAAGCAAATGAAATTAAATTACAAACGTACTTAACACCACACTTCATTTCATTTGAAATTGTATACGAAGCAATGGATTTAATCGATGATATTGAGGACGAAAATAGCACGATGAAACCAAGAGAAATCGCTGACAGATTGATGGATATGGTTGTAAAAATTTACGATAACCAATTCACAGTTAAAGACCTAAAAGAACGTATGCATGCACCTGATGGAATGAATGCACTTCGTGAACAAGTAATTTTCATTACTCAAGGTCAGCAAACTGAGGAAACTAGAAATTTTATCCAGAACATGAAATAAAGCCTGAAGATTTAACATATAAAGCAATGTTGAAAAATATGGATACTCTCATGATGGACTTAATTGAAAATGGTAAAGACGCTAACGAAGTTTTAAAAATGCCATTTCATTATGTACTTTCCATATATCAAAATAAAAACAATGACATTTCTGAAGAAAAAGCAGAGGCTTTAATTGATGCGTTTTAACCTTAACCGTTTGGTTAGGGTTATTTTTTTGAACTTTTTTAGAAAGGAGGTAAAAAATGGGAGAAAGAATCAAAGGTTTATCTATAGGTTTAGATTTGGATTCAGCAAATTTAAATAGATCACTTACAGAAATTAAACGAAACTTTAGAACCTTAAATTCAGACTTAAAGTTGACTGGAAACAACTTTAAATATACTGAGAAATCAACTGATAGTTATAAACAACGAATCAAAGAGTTAGATGGAACAATTGCAGGTTATAAGAAAAACGTTGATGATTTAGCCAAGCAATATGACAAGGTATCTCAAGAACAGGGCGAAAACAGTGCAGAAGCTCAAAAGTTACGACAAGAATATAACAAACAAGCAAATGAGCTGAATTATTTAGAAAGAGAATTACAAAAAACATCAGCCGAATTTGAAGAGTTCAAAAAAGCTCAAGTTGAAGCTCAAAGAATGGCAGAAAGTGGCTGGGGAAAAACCAGTAAAGTTTTTGAAAGTATGGGACCTAAATTAACAAAAATGGGTGATGGTTTAAAATCCATTGGTAAAGGTTTGATGATTGGTGTAACTGCACCTGTTTTAGGTATTGCAGCAGCATCAGGAAAAGCTTTTGCAGAAGTTGATAAAGGTTTAGATACAGTTACCCAAGCAACAGGAGCAACCGGCGGAGAGCTTAAGAAGTTGCAGAATTCATTTAAAGATGTTTATGGCAACTTTCCAGCAGACGCTGAGACTGTAGGCGGTGTTTTAGGGGAAGTTAACACAAGGTTAGGTTTCACTGACAAAGAACTTGAGAGTGCCACAGAGTCATTCTTGAAATTTAGTCACATAACAGGTTCTGACGGCGTACAAGCCGTTCAATTAATTACGCGTGCAATGGGTGATGCAGGTATTGAAGCTGATGAGTATCAAAGTGTACTTGATATGGTAGCGAAAGCAGCACAGGCTAGCGGTATAAGTGTTGATACATTAGCTGATAGCATTACTAAATACGGTGCTCCAATGAGGGCTATGGGCTTTGAGATGAAAGAATCAATCGCTTTATTCTCTCAATGGGAGAAATCAGGTGTTAATACTGAAATAGCCTTCAGTGGTTTGAAAAAAGCTATATCCAATTGGGGTAAAGCGGGTAAAGACCCAAGAGAAGAATTTAAGAAGACATTAGCAGAAATTGAAAGGACACCGGATATAGCTAGCGCAACAAGTTTAGCGATTGAAGCATTTGGTGCAAAAGCAGGTCCTGATTTAGCAGATGCTATTAAAGGCGGTCGCTTTAGTTACCAAGAGTTCTTAAAAACTATCGAAGATTCGCAAGGAACGGTCAATCAAACATTTAAAGATTCTGAAAGTGGCTCCGAAAGATTTAAAGTAGCAATGAATAAACTTAAATTAGTAGGTGCTGATGTATGGGCTTCTATTGAAAGTGCGTTTGCTCCAGTAATGGAAGAACTAATCAAAAAGCTATCTATAGCGGTTGATTGGTTTTCAAGTTTAAGTGATGGATCTAAAAGGTCGATTGTTATATTCGGTGGTATTGCTGCTGCAATTGGTCCTGTAGTTTTTGGATTAGGTGCATTCATAAGCACAGTTGGCAACGCAGTAACTGTATTAGCTCCATTATTAGCTAGTATTGCAAAGGCTGACGGATTGATTAGTTTTTTATCAACTAAAGTACCTATTTTAGGAACAGTCTTCACAGCATTAACTGGTCCAATTGGTATCGTGTTAGGTGTACTGGCTGGTTTAGCAGTCGCATTTACAATAGCTTATAAGAAATCTGAAACATTCAGAAATTTTGTTAATGGTGCAATTAACAGTGTTAAACAAACGTTTAGTAATTTCATTCAATTTATCCAACCTTTCATTGATTCCGTTAAAAACATCTTTAAACAAGCGGTTTCAGCAATCGTTGATTTCGCTAAAGATATTTGGAGTCAAATCAATGGATTCTTTAATGAAAATGGAATTTCCATTGTTCAAGCACTTCAAAATATATGCAACTTTATTAAAGCGATATTTGAATTTATTTTAAATTTTGTAATTAAACCAATCATGTTTGCGATTTGGCAAGTGATGCAATTTATTTGGCCAGCGGTTAAAGCCTTGATTGTCAGTACTTGGGAGAATATAAAAGGAGTAATACAAGGTGCTTTAAATATCATACTTGGCTTTATTAAGTTCTTTTCAAGTTTATTCACTGGTAACTGGCGAGGCGTTTGGGACGGTATTGTGATGATACTAAAAGGCACTGTGCAGTTAATTTGGAATTTAATACAACTGTGGTTTGTAGGTAAGATTCTAGGTGTTGTTAGATACTTTGGTGGATTGCTTAAAGGTTTAATATCCGGTATCTGGGGTGTTATCAAAGGTATTTTCACAAAATCATTATCTGCAATTTGGAATGCAACGAAAAGTATTTTCGGTTTCTTATACAATAGTGTTAAATCTATTTTCACTAATATGAAAAACTGGTTATCTAGTACGTGGAATAATATCAAAAGCAATACCGTCGGCAAGGCTCATTCGTTATTTACGGGTGTAAGGTCTAAATTCACAAGTTTATGGAATGCGACGAAAGATATATTTACTAAGTTAAGAAATTGGATGTCAAACATCTGGAACTCTATTAAAGATAACAC